GCCGAGGCTGCGCGCGCGGGCGAGGCGGCTGCCGAGCGGCTGCCCGCGCTCGTCGCGGCTCTCGCCGGTGGACACGACCATGCCGTGGTCGTGAGCGAGGCCGCCGGGCGCCCGTGGCGGCGCGACCTCGTCGACGGGTGGACGGAGCGCCACGTCGCCTGGCCCGACCCCGCCTGGCGGCCGTTTCGTGGCGCGCTCGCTGCCCTCCGTGGCGTGGAGGTGGTCGAGCCCGGCGCGTACCCGGCCGGCGCTCACGTGCCGCTCGCTGACGGAGAGCGGGTGGAGCTCGGCGGCCGAGCGGGGAGCGGGAGGGACGCGCTCGCCATGCTCGCGTGCGGCGCGGGATTGACCGTCGTCGACATCGCCTCCGGCCGCACCTCGCTCGCGAGCCTCGCGGGCCCCTGTGTGGGCATCCTGCGGGACCTCCGCGAGCGCGCGGGTGGGTGGTCGTGGACCGTCGAGGACGCGGCCGCCGTACGTGCGCGTCTTGGCTATGACCCCTCGCTCGCCTGCGAGATCGCCGCGCTCGCGATGCTCGACGACATCGGCGCGGAGACGGCCCGCGCGCTCGTTGCGGGCGGCAAGCTCCGGCGCGCCACGCTGCGCGGTTACGGCTCCGCGAGCGTCGCGGTGAAGGCGGCGATCGACTGTCTCGACGCGCGGCTGCCGGGGCTCACGGAGGGCCAGGTGATGCGTCTCCGTGTGGCTGGCGCGGCTGGCGGTAGGCAGATCCTGCGAGCGCTCGCGGCGTGCTCACTGCGGCCGGTGGACGCGGTGCCCTGCGGGGCGAGAGAGGAGCGAGAGAATGCATCTGTGTCACGCGGAGAACTGCACGGTCGAGGTGCCCCCGCGGCTGCTGATGTGCGGGAAGCACTGGGCGATGGTCCCGAAACCGGAGCAGCGCGAGGTCTGGCGGACCTACCGGGAGGGGCAAGAAATCCGCAAGGATCCGTCGCGAGAGTACCTGCTGGCGGCGCGGGCTGCGATCCGGGCCGTAGCCCAGCGCGAGGAGGAGATCGCGGCGATTCGGGCGCGACAGGGAACGCTGCCGTTCGGCTAGCCCGGCCCGCGGGCGAACTGCTCACCGAGGCCTCCTACGCCGTCGCCGAGCTGCTCGGCGACCAAGAGGCGTCGCTGGCGCTCACCATGTGGTCGTTGGCGTGCGGCGGCGCGGTGCCGGGCTACCCGACGCCGGCGCCGGGCGAGGCGGAGAGCATCGTGCGACGCGTGCTCGGCGAGCGCTACGACGCGCTGCCCCCCCCGACGCGCGACGAGCTGGAGCACGCGACCGCGACGGCCCGAAGGGTCGGCGCCGAGTACGGAGGAGACGATGGCGAGACGACGAGGGGCGTCGCCCATGTGGTGGGCCCGGCACAGGCTGCGCCGACGGCGAGCGGAGCGCCGTCACGACCCGAGCCGCCGGCACCTGCTGTGGGAGCGGGAGGCGATGGGGGCGGGGCACACGCAGGGGTGCCTGTACTGCGGGACGCCGTGGGCGAGAGACTGCCCGGAACCGATCCCGTTCTGACGGCCCGCAGGGGCAGGGTCGACGGCGCCGAGCAGGCCGACGGCGCCGAGCAGGCGCAGAGAGGTGGATACGATGCGCTATCGAGTAGAGATCGACGAGAACGCGAACGAGGTGACCATCCGGACGGCGCAGACGGGCACCCCGCCGCTGCGGATGGAGCTGCCCATCGGGCCGGCGACGCAGCGCGACCGGATCGAGATGATCGAGTACGCGGAGAGGATCGCAGCCTGCCTGACGGAGCACGATCCCTGACGGACAACAGAACTCTGGCGGAGCCGCCCGGGCACGGCGGCAAGGGGCCAGACGCGGCGACGAGAAGCGGGACCACGCTTCCGTCGCACAGCACCAGCCCCTCCCCCTCTCCGGTGCCCGCTGCCGGAGAGGGGGCCGCCGATGGCATCTGCGCTCCCTGCTCGCGCGGCGCCTGCGATGCCTGCCTCGGCGTGGTCGCCATCGGCAGCACGGAGCGCTGCGCCCACCGCTGCTACCTCGACGGCCCGCCCGTGCCGGCCGCCGCGACGTCAAGCCCGACAACATCTTCCACGAGAGGAGAGACCATGACGACGATGCCGACCACGAACGAAGCACCCGAACGCGCGCCGCCCAGAAGCCCGCGCGAGGGGGAGATCAGGAGCCTCTTCCGCGCCCGAGCTCGCGAGCTCGCCGCCCTGTTCCCGCAGGACGGGATGGAGAAGGTCACGCGCGCCGTCGCGATGGCGTGCCGCGTCTCGCAGCGCATCGACGCAGAAGCGATGCGGCGGGACAAGGCCGACAACGTGACCGCCGCGAGCATCGCCGAGGCGGCGCTGTCCTGCCTCTATCTGGACCTCGATGTGGACGAGCACGCCTACGTCTACCCGTTCGCTCAGGAGGCGAAGCTCGTCATCGGGCCCCGAGGTTTGCTCGCCCTCGCGTACCGCAGCGGCTTCATCAAGGACGCGTACGCGGGCACCGTGTTCTGGGCCGACGTGGACGACGGGCTCTTCGACTACGACATCCCGTCGAAGATGATCCGCCACAAGAAGGCGCTGCGGCGCGGGGAGGCGGTGCGCCGGCCGTGGAGCGGGGACACCCGCGTGCCCGAGCGAGAACTGCTCGCCTACGCCTACTGCGTGATCGACACCACGACGCAAGGGCGCGTCCTCGAGGTGCTGACGCAGGAGGACGTCGAGTGGTTCAGGCACTTCTCGACGGCTCCTTCCGGCGCGTCGCCGTGGTCGGGCAACTATGCGGCGATGGCGCGCAAGACGGCGATCAAGCGCGCACTGGAGAACGTTCCCCGCTCGCCGCTGCTCTCAGCGGCGCTGCGAGAGACCTCGGAAGGGAGCTTCCAGATCCCGGCGGACACCAAGTTCGCGGAGCTCATCGACAAGGCCATCCGCGCGCGCAACGAAGGGAAGCCGATGCCGCCGCCCGCTCCTGCGGCCGAGCCGGAGTACGAGCCGACCGGCACCGTCACGTACACGACGCCGCAGGGGCAGACGGTGACGGCCGCAGCAGGGACGCGATGATCGCCGCCATCCTCTACCTGCTCGCCGCCGTTGGCGCGTTCCTCGCCGCGCGCGCCCTCGACCGATGGCTCGCCGTCGCGCAGGAGCTGACGCTCGCGCGCATGAGGGCCCCCGAAGCGGCCACCGTCGATCGCGAGGGCTCGGTGTGGGTGCCCACCGAGCGCTGCTACTGCGGTGCGCTGCCGGCCGGGGAGGCGTGCGATGCCTGCCTCGACGACCTGGGCCTGCTCCGCTCGCCTGAGAGCGGGGAGCGCCTGCGGGAGGCGTGGCGTGCGACGCACGGCCGCGGAGGCGCAGCGTGAGCGCGCCCATCGAGACGCCGGAGGCGATGGCGGAGATCGTCCTCCTGGACGTCGAGGTAGAGGACATCATCGGCGACACGTCGGGCACGTTCGCCCGCGCCATCCGCGCCGACCGCGAGGCCATCCGTGGGGTCCTGCTCGCGGAGGCCGGCACCGCTCGATGCGGCTGCGGCACCGAGCGGTGCCCGTGTCGGCGCGCCGCTCTCTGCGACTTCGCAGCCAAGCTCGGAGGCGGGTCGTGAGCCGCGACGAGGACCGCAGGCGGGCGGCGCTGCTCGTGCCCGAGAGCGCGACCGGGCACGAGGTCGACCTGGTGGCGCACGCGCTGCGCGAAGAGCGCGAGCGGCTGCTCGCGGCCATCGAGGCGCTGGCCGGATGGCGCGTGCGCAGGTTCTTCTGCGAGGGCAGCCGCGCGATCCACTACCTCGACCGCGAGGACGTGCTGGCGCTCTTGCGAGGTGGGTCGTGAGGCCGGGCGATCCGATGAGCTGCTCCTGTACGGCCACGTCCCGCTGCGCGCTGCATCTCGACGAGCTCGCGGGGCCGCGCCCGCTGTCCGCGCCTCCCTCCTCGTGGCCGACGACCGCGCCGGCCTCTTCTCGCGACGCCGCCGCTTCTGCCGCCACCTGTCAGCCTGCGAGGAGGCCTTCATCCGCGACAGCCAAGCGGCGAGCGGCTCGGTGGGAGGACAGGCGCGGTGCCCCCCCGGCTGCTTGGCGTACGACCGCCGGGACCTGAGGCTGCCGTGAGCGCGGGCGGGTCGCCGACGAGGATCCGGGCGTGCGCGAATGGTCGCGCCGCCGAGTTCTCGCCCACACGGTGAACGTCGAGCACTCGACCCGACCAGCCGCAGACGCGATTCTGCGCGCAGGATCGCGTGACGCGGATCTCAGACCCTCGTCACGCTGTAGGCGTACGTCGAGGTATCGAGCGCGACGCCCTGAAATGAGAAGCCGCCCGCGGTGCGCACGATGATCGGCGCCAGCGAGCGCGTGCCACCGCTCGCCGTGCAGGTCACGCTGACGCTGTCCGTCGCGACCATGCCCGCCACCGTGACGTTGACCACGGTCGCACCCTGGAGCGTGAAGCTCCCGCTGGCCGACCACGGACGCGGGCCCACGAGCGTCGCGCCAATGCTCGCCCACGCACGCGCCACGGCGCCGTCCAGCAGGTTCCCGCTCGTCCCCGTGATGGTGGGCGTGGCGTTGAGCTGCATCTGCCCGCCGAGCTGCACGTTCGCGCCATAGGTCGAGTTGCCGGATCCCGCGAGGCCGCCAGCGTCGACATCAGCGTTGCCCCCGTACTGCACCGTCAGGCCCGGGCCCGTCGCGTCGTAGATGCCGACGCCGTCCATGTCGAGCCATCCTCCCGGCAGGACGACGGCGCCGGCAGCGTTGGCCCATGCGCCCGCCGCCGTGCATTCGACGACCGTGTTGTTGAGGTCGAGATAGGCGCCGGTGCCAACATCCGGGCCCCCGACGATCCCGCACCCATAGAGGTACATCGCGGAGCCTCCGAGCGGATCGAACGGGCCCGAGAGGCAGCCGAACGCGATGTATGCCCCCGTCATGTAGTCGAGGTTGCAGCCCGAGAACGCGACGCCAGGATAGCTCTGCGGGTTGCCCAGCATCGCGTTGTTGAAGAAGCTCGCCCCCATGGAGGAGAACGAGATCGAGGCGACGAGGAGGCCGAGGTCGACCGCCGAGATTCCGGGACCGATCGCGAGGGTGTCGAAGGTCGCGGCTGCGATCTGCGGCAGCGACTCGATGACGTAGGCGTCGCCGGTCGCCGGCGTCGCGTAGGTAGGCGTCGGCACCCAGGGCGACGAGGAAGTCGGCAGCGTGTTCGAGAGGAGGGTCGGCGCGGTGATGCGCGCGACATGGGATCCGAGATCGGCCACCACGAAGCTGGTGCAGCCCGCCGCCGCGCCCGCCGTCCAGCGGATCCGCTGGAAGAGATAGGTGGTCCACGAGGACACGGAGGTGTCGGTGATCTCCCACCACGTGTTGCCGCTCTGGGCGGTGATCCCCGTCGCGCCCGTCGAGGCGTGCAGCGTCGTCTTCCCGAGGTCGCCAGTAAGGAGCCCCGCGTCGTTCACCCACAGGTCGCCAGCGAATGGGTCGGCCTGTGTCGTCTGCGAGGACAGCAGGTAGATCGTGCTGCCAGCGACGGGCAGCCGATTGATGCGCTGCGCGCGCGCGCCGAACGTGAGCAGCGGCGTGGAGGACGTCAGCCCCGTGTTGCTGTCCGACGCGAGGCCGGTAACGTTGGCCGGGTCGATGTACCACGTCGCCTGCGCGGCGTACCCCGCCGCGATGGCCGCCTGCGTCGCCGAGACGCCAGCGGCTCCCGGGCCCGAGAACTGGGGGCCCATCAGCTCGCCGCCGTCGTCGCGACCTGCACGGACGCGGAGCCGACGCCGTACCATTGCGACGGGTTGAGGACGCGCCACGATGCCACGACGCCGGCAGGGATGCCGATGCCTGCGCCCGCCGTGACGGCGGAGCCCCCGACGGTCAGCGTCGTCGCGCCGAGGTTGGCGACCCAGAGGTACGCCTCCGTGGTGACCGCCGAGAGCTGCGCGGCGGCGGTGCAGTTGACGATCGCGCCCGTTTGCGGGGGCGCGAGAGGCGAGTCGATGACGGGGAGGCCCATGCGATCTCCTACTAGAGCTTGTTGACCTGCGCCGCGAGGGTCGCGAGCGCGTTCTTTACGGCCACGAGGTCCGCCTGCGAGTAGCTCGAGCCCGCGGCGATGGCTGCCAGCGTCGTGCCGGGGGTGCCGCCCGTCGAGTCGGTGAGCCCCCCCAGACCGGCCAGGCTCGTCGTCCCGGCCACGCTCAGGTTGCCCGAGAGGGCGAGGTTGCCGTTCGTGCCGGCCTGGAGGAAGGCGTCGAGCCAGCTCATGCCCGGCAGGCTAGCACGGCGAAGAAAATCGACACGAGCCCCTTGCGTAGTGTAGCGCCCGGCGCTATAGTATCTCTTGTGAGCGGCGAGGAGCCGCGCCGAATACAATCCCGAGAGGAGCACGACCATGACCATGACCCCCACGTACGATCACACGACCCGCTCGCTGTCTATCACGCCCGGCACCACGCTCCGCCTGCACGGCCGCAGCATCTCCGTGGGGGCGAGCGTGGGGGCGAGCGCAGGGGCGCTCATGGGCCCCGGCCACCACACCAGCGAGGGTCGCATGGCGGACGTGCTGCTCTCGTTCGCAGAGGGCGTGGCGCGCGTCTACGACGCCCCCCAGAACGCCCCGGCGTGAGCGGGGCGGCGAGGGCCGACGATGCGGAGGCGGCGAGGAAACGGCGCAACAAGGCGGCGCTGCACCGCCGCCGCCTCTCCGCTGGGCTCTGCCAGGATTGCGCCCAGCCCCGGGAGGGCGAGGGCGCTACCCGGCATCGCTGCCCGCCCTGCGCGGCGCGTGTGGCTGCCGAGAAACGCGCCCGCCGTCTCCTCGCCGATCTCGCGGTGGCGTTCGGCGTCCTGGCCGACGAGACCATCGCGAGCCGGACGCCCACCCGCCGCGCGCTCCGGTTCGCCAAGCGGGGGCGGGAGCGGATGCTGCGAGTCGAAGGGAGCTCGCGCGAGATCGCCCATGGCGATCTCCTCGTCGCCCTGCTCCTCGCGCTCGGCGTCGAAGCGCGTCGCCCCCCGAGGCGACGATGAAGGCGAAGCGCCCGGTAGGCTTCGAGCCCCGGGCCTGAAACGTTGGAGGCACCCATGACGACTCTCGCACACCACACCGTCACCGTCTCGGTCCTCGATGCCGAGGGCTGCGTCATCTATGGCAAGGGCGACGCCCGAGGACGAGCCGCCGTTGCCAAACAGACCCGGGAGCGCTTCGCCGAGAAGGGCACGCCCCTCGACCGCTGCGACGTCATCCTCGATCTCTCCGTGGGGCGCTTCGCGGTCGACGCAACGGAGCGCGCCCTCGCCTTCGCATCGAGGTGGGACTCGCTCGGGGCCGAGCTGCTGGGGTAGGTGCCATGGCCCACCCCCTCTCCCTGCTCGTGGCCGCCGGCCAGGGCGACCCCGCCACGCTCGCGCTGGCACAGGCGCGGCTCCGTGCCCTGCTGCGCGCCCATCGTGACGAGGATGGGGCGCTCAACGTGCGCGCGGCGGCGGCGGCCGCGGAGCCCCCGATGCACGAGACGACCCTGCACGACCTCCTCACGCGGGCCGGGCTCCGGGGGTGGGTCGCGGCCCAGCGGGCCCAGCGCGCTGAGAAATCGACGAGTCGCCAGAAATAACCTGTTGCATACTGTAGCGCCGGGCGCTACAGTATCCTCATGAAGAAGACGAGCAGGATGGCGAACAAGAGCGTGCAGTGGACGGCGGTCTGGCGTCGGTGGATTCTGGCGGAGACCCCGGAGGACCGGGCCGCCGCCCTCGCGATGGCCCGAGCATGGTCGAGGGCGAGCGGAGAGCCCCTCCCGAAGGTGATGCAGTAGGCACCCGGCCCGCCCTCGAAAGGGGCGGGCCTTTCCGGCTAGGAGGACGCGATGGCGACGATCAAGAGCGGCAAGGCGGGCCTGCGACCATCGCCACCTCGGCGTGCCGCCGCCTGCGTACCTGCGGCCCGCGCCACCCGTGGAGCGGCCGACCACCCTGCCACCGGAGCGCGAGCCCTGATCACGCGCCTGACCGCCCTGCTCTTCCTGCTCACGGGCTGCTACGTGGTGGTAATCGACACGCCGCCCGAGGATGCCGGGAGCGATGCCCCCGCCATGGTCTGCGAGCCACAGACCGGCAACTGCAACGGTCTCGGCTGCGTTGACTCGCTCACCAGCGACCCGAATTGTTCCACGTGCGGGAACGATTGCCGGCTCAAGGGCGAGACGTGCGAGGCCGTGGGCCCCGATGTGTTCGGCTGCGTCCCGCTGGGCGATGCGGGTATTTAGCCGACGTCCAGCGTCGAGATGGCGCCCGTCCATGTCGTTTGGTGGAATACACTGTTGTTGTTCGAGTTCGTTCCGCTCTCGGCGGTGAACCTGAGCCAGTACGTATACTGCGTCAGATCGACCGTGAAGGTCCCGCCGCTCGGCGTCATCGGGATCGGGTGGGCTACCTCGTAAGCCGCATTGGTCACCGACGGATCCCCAGCGCTACCGAGGCTCGTTGAAGCCCCCCCCGCCGCCACCTGATACACGATGAACGAGGGGAGGTTCATGGGCAGGTTCGCGTGGGTAGTGCCGACAAGCGTGACCGTGACGTTCGAGACGACGGCGCCATGGGGGAGCCGCAGGGGTTGGTAGATCACGTCGCCAGCGTTCATCATGAGCTCACCGAGGAGGGCGACGTTTGCGGGCGTCGTCGTGTCCACGGGCGCGTCAGCGATCGTGCGGGTGACCGAGACAGCGGGCGAGAACGTGGGAGCGCCGGCGATCTGTGCTCCTCCCTCGAGTTGCGCGATCCCGGTGACCTCGAGCTGCCCGCCGACCACGGCGCTCCCATCGACCACGGCGTTCCCATCGACCACGATGTTCTCGCCGAAGGTCACCCCCCCGCTGAACGTCTTCGTGCCCGCGAACGTCCACGGCCCGCTCCCGATCTGCCACGTCTGCCACTGGAGATACTGCGTCCGGTGGAGGATGTACGACTGCGACGAGAGCATGCCGGAGAGCTGGAGCGAGCCCGGGTCGCCGTCCGTGGGCACCTGAATCTGCGGCGTCAGCGAGAGGTCCGTCGCAGATCCCGTCCCCGTCGCCGTGTAGGTGGTCCCAAGCACGTCGAAATGGGTCGCGTCGATGACGATGATCTGGCCGTAGACCGTGACGGGCGAGGACGAGATCGTGACGGCGAGCTCCACGTAGTCGCCGGCGACGCCGCCGGGGTCGCTGCCGAACAGGTGCGGCGCGCTCGTCGTGACGCGCCAGAGCCCGCTGCCGTTGTTGGCGATGGCCGTGACGGTGGCCGTGAGCGGCGTGGTGGTGGCGGCCTGGTTCCCGGTGAGCACGAGCGACATGGTGCACCTCTAGGTGATGTTCTCGATGGAGCAAAAGCTCGCGACGCCGGTTCCCTGGCAATAGGCGTCGAAGGGGCTGCTGATGAGCCGCGTAGGCACGGCGACGCCGTTCACGACGCTGCCGACGCTGCCGAACGTGCCGCCGGGGTTGCCGCTTCCGGTCGAGCTGTTCGGCGAGTAGGCGGTGCCCGCAGCGCCCGTGCCGCAGTCGAAGGCGACCACGATGTTGGGGTAGTACGTACCCGCGCTCTTCCAGGAGCGGACGATGGCGCGGACGCTCTCGATGACGGCGCTCCGGCAGTTGAGCCCCCACGAGAGCGCCGGCGTGGTCCCCGCGCTCGTGGCCGTCGACGGCTGCGCCACCCCCTGCCCCGGCGGGATGCTCCCGGTGTCGAGCGGCGGCGCCATGCCCTCGCCCAGGCCGAACACGTACCCGGGCGCACCCCACACCGGCCCGGGGCCGATCCACGGGTAGGCGCCCACAGTCCACGCGACCGGCAGGAAGGGCGCTGCCACGCCGACCGGGTTGGCGATGATGCAGGAGGTGGCGCTCGTCACGCTCACGATGGGGCAGACCCCGTTGTTGGCCGGCGCCGCTGCGCCCGTGAGCGTGAGCCACTGGCCGACCTGCGCGGACGTGAGCCCGGAGAGCCCCGTCACCGTGATCCACGGGCTGTTGACCGGCGTCCCGCTCGTCGCAGGCACCGCCACGCCACCGACGATCTGCCCGGGCACCATGTAGCAGGCGCTCGGCGCCGACGTCGTGATGCTCGCGCTCGAGCCCAACAGGCCGGCGATCGGGGCGAGGGCCATGGGGAGGATGAGCCATGCGCGCCACGTGATGCCGACCTGCCCGTCCCACACGAAGTTGGCCGGGCTGACCGTGACGACGGCCGGCGGCGCACCCACCGGCGTGCCCTGGTAGACCTGATTCCAGGTCGCGCTCACCACCCCGGTGTGCGGAAACGGGTGGACGATCGTGCCGCTGCTCGTGCTCACGATCGTGATCGCCGGGAGCGCCGGCACGCCCGGCTGGAGGCCCTGCATGTACGCCTGCAACTGACCGATGACGGCGCGGGCGGACCCCGCCTGCCCCCACGTCGCGAATGCTTCCGTGAGCCGTCCAGCGAAGCTCGCGTTGCTCTCCGCGGGCCCCTGCGAGAGGGCGCGGTCGTAGGCGAGAAGCGGGAGGTTCGAGGCGTCGCCGACGCCGGGCAGGCGGATGGTCATCGCCTGGTACCCCTTCTCGCACAGCAGATCGCGGCACGTCTCGAGCGTGTAGAAGAACCGCTCCCCGTTGCCCGTCGCGAGCCATCCCGGGACGAGGCTGTAGAAGTTGTCGCGGAACTGCCACGCCTGCGGAGGAACGGGGGGCGTCACGTGCCCACCACCGTGATGGACGGCGTCGCGAGGAGCGCGAGGTACAGGTTTGAGACGAAGGCGACGCCGGCGCCCGTGCCCCCTCCGTTCAGCGAGAGGCTCTGGACGTGCGCGTACGAGGCTTGCCCGGGCGCGGGGATGCCGGCGTCTTCGAGCGCGCCCACGATGTCGTTCCAGGAGACCTCGGTCACGCCGGCCGTGGCCCCGCCGATGCCGTAGGAGGCGAGCTGCACGCCGAGCTGCGTCACCGCCGCGAGCTGGTACGCGGTGACATACGCCGCGGGCACCAGGACCGTGGCGGCCACGACGATCGGCAGCGCGAGCGCCGAGACGGTCAACGCCGTCGTGTTGTCGGGCACGCAGTTCTGCTGGATGATCGCGTCGACCTGGCCGAGGTCGCCCCCCTCGACGGTGCCGCCGCCCGCATAGCTCGCGCCGGCCGAGGTGTTCACGGGGATCGAGAAGCTCGTCGAGGAGACGTAGGTCGCGACGAAGGTCCCGTTGACGGCCGGCCCGAGCACGCCCGAGATGGTCACCGTGAAGGCGGACGAGGTGAGGCCGAGCGAGGCCGCGACGGTGACGACCGCCAGCGCCGCTAGGGACACGCCCGTCACCGCGAGCCCAGCCGCACCAGGCGTCACCGGCTGGCCGAGCACCGACGACACCGGCGACGCGGACGCCACGACCGTGGTTACGATGCCGGTCCCGGGCGTGGAGAACTCCGCCGCCTGCGTGATGGGTCCGGCTGCGAGCGCGACCGGGGGCGTCTCGGCGGCGAGAATCTGCGCGGCGGTGAGCGCGAAGTACTCGTACGCCTGCGAGGGACCGTCGGGCGAGCGCGCGGCGAGGGAGAGCACGCAGCGGCCCGCGAGTGCGGGGTTGCTCTCCCAGTTGGCGCCGCTCCACCCCACGAGGTTCGACGCAAACACGTTGGCGTTCTGGGTGATCGTGGTCGTGACCAGCCCCGGGCCGGCGTTGCTCCCGATGCCGATGAGGTCGGCGATCATCGTCGCGACCGTGCAGGTGTAGACCGCACCCCCGCTCGTGTAGGTGCCCGAGGTCACCACGCCCACGAGGAACGTGGTGGTGGTGACGGCCGACACTTGCGCGAAGACGCCCGCGAGCCCCGTGATGCCGCTCGAGGTCGGCACCTGGAGGTAGATGCTCGCGCCGACCACGAGGCCGTGCGCGCCCGTGGTCGTGATCGTCGTGGTGACGCCGGGCGTGATGGCCGCGATGCCGCCGCCAGCGCTCGCGCTCGCAGGGATCGAGAGGTTGGCCGCGTTCGCGTAGGTGGCCCCCGAGAGGACGTTCCCCACGTGGTACGCGCCACCGGCGTAGGTGAGCGTGCCCGCGGAGAGCTTCACGATGGCGAGCGGGCCGGCGGCGTAGCTCGCGTCGAGCCGCTCGACGTCGTAGACGTTGGCCGCGAGGAGGTCGAGGTAGCCCGGCGCGCCCGTCGGGTTCTGTGCGGGGTTGCTCGGGTCGGGCGTGACGGGCGCCGTCACCGTCTGACCCTGCGGCGTCGTGTACGTGACGGTGCCGGTCGCCGCGGGCTGCAAGAATCCGCCCTGCGCCATCTGCGAGATCACGGCGTCGGACAGCGCGAAGCACACCGCCTCCGTCGCAAGGATCGTCCTCTCGGGCCCGCCCGGCTGCCACGCCGTCGTGGGGAGCTGCACCGTGGTCGCGATGTACAGCATCGAGCCGAGCCATGTCCCGGTACCCGGATTCTGCGGCACCGCGCCGACCGTCGCGCCGCCCCCGGTGCCGTACGGGCCCACGCCCGACGGCGCCGGGGTGAAGAGCTGGAGGGCGGTGAGCTGGGTGGTGGGCATCGAGCGGGCTCCTATCCTACGGCGACACCAGGAGCAGCGCGAGCGTGACGGCGTTGACCTGGAGCACGAGCTTGAAGGGCCCCGCCGCGGTCACAATGGTGGCGGCGAGCGTGAGGTTGCCGTTTGCCGCGAGCGTGAGCGTCACGCTGCACGAGAGCACGCGCTCGTCCTTCTCGGCCTCGGCCGCGAATTGCTGGCCCTCGCTCGCCAGATCGGTCGGCGAGAGATCGGCGTTCACGAGGTCGTAGACGTTGCGCCCGTAGTTGGGGTCATCGATGAGCTGCCCGGCCGTGGTCGTCCACCGGCGCAGCGTCGCCTCGCTCACCGCTTGGTTGCCGCTCGCCATCGTGGCGGGCATCGACAGGTCGGCGCCTTGAGGAGTCGACCAGCACTGCCCGAAGATGGAGGGCGTCGTGCCGGGAAGCTGCATGGTCATGACGGGGCCCTCGTGGTAGAAGCGGAACGGGCTCGCAAGAGCGAGCCCGGCGGCATAGGAGGCCGCAGCCCATGAATAGCACCGATCTGGATGCCATTGACGCGCGAGCCGGCGCCGCGACGCCGGGGCCGTGGAAGAGCCTGCGTGGATACGAGCAGGACGACCCCGGCGCCTTCGTCTGCCGGGCCGGCGATCAGCCGCACTACGTCGTGGCGACCGGAAGCGACCCGCTGGCGCCTGCGGATGCCGACTTCATCGCCGCCGCACGCACCGACGTGCCCGCCCTCGTCGCGCAACTGCGCGCGGCGCGAGCTGCGAACGCCAATCTGACCGGCTTCATGCTGACGAAGATCGAAGCCGCCGTGCTCGCCGAGCGCGAGGCGTGCGCCAAGACGTGCGACGATCTCTACAACGAGGTCGAGCGCAAGGGCCACGAGATCGACAACCTGCCCGGTGTGCTCGACGGATGCCACTGGAGCGCGAACGCCATCCGCGCGCGCAAGTAGCATCACGCGGCCCCCGCGAAGAACGTGTTGAACGCCGCGAGGTTCGCCGGGGTGGTGAGCCCGAAGATGCCTGCCTCGACGGGCACGCTCGCGGGGGTGCCGTCGTGCCAGCCTGCGGCGCCCGGCCCGGCTGCGATGGCAGGGCCGAGGCCGGCGCCCGTGCCGGTGTACTGCCAGATCTCTAGCTCCAACCCCGCTTGTGACATGCCGAGGAAGAACGCGATCTGCCCGGTGAGCTTCGCGATGGCCTTGATCTGCCCCTGGAGCGCGAGTCCCGCGGACACGCTGAGCGAGGGCAGCTTCGCCGAGATGTTGGCCGCGAGGCTCGCGCTGATCTTGCCGAGGAGCTGAAGCGACGCCGCCACCGTCGGCGGCATGAAGCCGATCGAGGCCGACACCCCGGCGAACAGCGACGCGCGCGCCTCAAGGTTGCCGAGGAGCGCCACCATGAGGTCGAAGACGACCGCGAGCATCGTCGAGAACTGCACGACGCCGCCGGCCAACCCCTCGGTCTGCGGCCACGGGATGCCCGACAGGAAGCTCTGCAAGGCGTTCACGGCGCCGCCCCCCATCGTGCAGGTAGCCGCCGCGCCGGTTCCGCCGCCGGTGACGGTGCCGCCCGTGTAGGTGCCCACGCCGACCACAGGCACCGTGAGCGCCTGGTCCTGGTAGAGCGCGACCGTGGTGGCGGTGAGCACCTTCGCGTGCTGCAAGCCGCAGACGTTGGCCGAGCACGTCGCCGAGCTCGGCGTGTACGTGCCCGTCCCCTGCGAGGGCTGCGTGTAGCCGGCGTCGGCCCACAGCTCGCCCGTGGTCGGCGACGTGACCTTGACGAACCACGGCCCAGTGAGCCCCTCGAGCCCGTAGGAGCCCGGCGGGATGCTCACCGACACGAGCCCCGCCGTCGAGGCCACGGTGATGGTGATGGGGCCCGCAGCCATCGCCGCTGCCGTCGCCGCCGCCTGCGCCGCTGTGGGGTTGGGGGTGCTCGCCGCGGCCTGCGCCGCCTGCGCCGCAGCGAGGAGCGCGGCCGTGTCGGTGACGCCGGGCACCGCGTCAAGGATGACGATCGAGCCCACCATGCCGGCCACGGTGACGCCGAGCCCCTGCCCGATGGGGATCGCGAGGGCGTTGGGCAGGGTGAGCACCGGGGGCGTCGCGCTCGTGGCCGACACGATGGGCACCGTGTCGGTGATCGTGACCGTCGGCGCCGACGTGTAGCCGCTGCCGTGGTTAACGATCGAGACGGCGGTGACGGCTCCGATGCCAGGGGTCGAGCCCGGCGTCACCGTGACGGCGCCCGTCGCCTGCGTGCCCCCAGGCGGCGGCGCCGAGATGGTGACGCCCGCGAGCCCGCTCTCGTAGCTCTGGGGCGGGGGGTAGCAAGGGGGCGTCGTCGTCGGTGGTGGCGGGATCGTCGGCGTCGGCGGAGGAGCGGGCGGGGCCACGAGGGCCAGTCCTGCCACCTGGTCCGGCGTGTACGGCCCCCGCGTCGTCGCGACGAGCAGCACCGCCGTGATGGACGTCGTCGGCGGCGTGCCGTCGGGCCAGCCGCCGCCGATGGCGTTGCCCACATAGGTCCCGAGGTCGGCGCCGGGCCCGAGCCACCCGTACGCGCAGAGGTCGACCGGGCCGAGCGCGAGCAGCGCCTTCAACGTCGCGATGAAGCCGAGAATGAGCGTCAACTCGAAGTCGATGGCGACGCTCAGGTTGAAGGTGAACGACGGGAGGCCGAAGGTGATGGCGAGGTTGAACTGCAAGATCAGGTTGATCGCCACGGCGATGCCGATCTCGATGCTCGGCAGCACCAGGGAGATCCCCAGGGACAGCGACAGCGCGAGCAGGGCCGACAGTTGGAGCATCAGCTCGAAGCCCACGGCGAGCATGAGCGAGAACAGCGGGATCGCGATGCCCTGCAAGGGGAGGCTGGCCTTGTAGACGAGAGCCATGGCTACGCGCCGCCCGTGGTGGTAGAAGGGAGAACGCGGACCCGGAGCGACGTATGGAGCGTCGGCATCCGAGCCCGCGAAGCGAGTCTATCATGGGACAGATGACGTTCGCCGTGCTGTACGGGGTCCATCAGCCGCCGCCGAAGAAGCTCTACGAAGGCTGGTGGACGCTGATCGAGCGCTACCAGAAGCGGGCTCCCGCGGGCGCGCTCATGCCCTCCGTGCCGAGCGGCGACGGTGACTCGACGTTCCTCGGCTTCTGGTGCGCGGTGGGCGCGAGCGGCAAGGAAGGCGTGCCCGACCTCTCCGTGCCCTTCGCGCTCAACGCCTTCGGGGCGGCGTGCATGGGCTACAGCGCTGCTCTCGATCGCGCGGTGGAAGCGTGGCGCGCCTTCTCCTCGTGGGCGTGCGCCGACGTGCGCGGCGTGGTGCTCCCCTCGCCTCAGCTCTACCTCGTCGAGACCGAAGTCGCGTAGCCTCACGACGGCGCCGTGACGGTCTGCGAACCCGTCTGAATGCTGCCGATGGCCGGCGAGGTGAAGGTGGCCACGCCGACGAAAGGCGCGCCCGCGATGGTGCCCGCCACCTGAATCAGCGGCGGAAACGTCACAATCACCGTGTCGCTCACCCGCGCGATGCCGTTCTGCCCGCTGGCCTGCGGCGCGATGGCGATGGCCGAGGGCCCGTTCGTGCTGTCCGCCTCGGTCCACACGCACACGGGCTGCGTGGGGTCGCCGTTCACGAACATGACGTGCGCGGTGCCCCCGCTCGGGGGCGTGTAGCTCGCCAGGCTGTCCCCGGTGAGCGGCACGTTCTGCAAGTCGGGGAGCCCGAGCGTGGTGTCCGTCGGGGAGCCGTCGATGGTCGTGTTCGAAGGGTTGCTGATCGTGTAGCTGTAGCGCCCGAAGAAGCGCAGCGGCGCAAGCTCCTTCTGGACGATCTGCTGTACGGGACCGAGCACGCGATCGACGGCCGGCGTCGCCGCGGTGAGCACCTCGAAGCGAAAGTCGCCGTCGTCGGTCCACACGTATTGCACGCCGGCAGACGTGTACGTGCCCGTGAGCAGCGGATGAGTGAAGGTCGCCCCCGGCATCCACGATGCGTAATCCTCGGTCGCGACGACAATCACGCCCTCGTCGGGGCGCTGGTCCGTAGGCACGAATGGAGTCTGGACGGTCGCGAGCGGCCACGGGCCCGTCTGCGTCACGCCCGATGGCGCCACGTACCACGCCGACATGTACCCGAGCGCGATCATCTGCCAGAGCACGTCGGAGGCGACACTCGCGGCGAATGAGCACCTCGCGAATGCCTGCCCGATGGTGACGTCGGCGAAGATGCTTACCCGCTCGCCGCACGCCGCCGCCGCGTCCTGGACCACCGTCGAGAGCTTCACTCCCTGCGAGGTGCCGTAGCCCTGCGCGGGAATGGTCGTGCGCCATCCACCGTAGCCGCCCACGATGCGCGCGCGCACCTGCCCGCCGTACGGCGCGGAGCGATAGACGAAGCCCTGCAACGTCAGGTTGCCGATCACCACGATTGCAGGGCCGACAGGAAGCGACTGAGCCGTCGCGAGCGCCACGTCTGCCGTCCACGCGCCGATGAGCGGTACCAGCAGCGTGCCAGACGTGATCTGGAGCCCGCTTACGCTGGCAAAGTAGCTCACTGCGCCGCCGCCTGACTGGCCGCGAGGAAGGCAGCCTTTGCGGCGTCGAGCTGCGCCTGCAACGGGTTGGGCGGGCGAGGCGGACCACCGGGCGAGGCGGCGCCGGATGCCGTGGTCGTGACCGTGGACACGACGGATGCGGCGGGGGGCGGCTGCCATTCCAGCAACTCGATCTCGACCTGGTACTTGCGCTTGCCGCCGACCTCGATAGGAGGCGTGTAGTGCTTCACGACAACCGTCCTCAGGCCGATCGACGAGAACGCGGGGTAATAGATGGGGAGCCCCTGTGCCTGCTGCTCCTTCGGAGAGATCGACAGCACGTTGGCCACGAAGGCATCGTAAGCCGCGAAGTCGGCATCGGTGATGAGGTTGAGCGTGATCTTCCCCTCGATGGGCGGGATGTCCTTGAGCGTGAGCGTGGCGCCCTGCGTGCCCTTGCCTTTTTTGATGTCCCACCCGGTCTCACGTTTGAACCCGTGGATACCGCCGGGCGCGATGGTGCCCGGGGACACGATGCCACCGAGCAGGAAGTACATCCACGCGTTCGCGTTCGAGATCGGCGAGATCGTGGGAGACGGTGAGGCCACGGCTATCTCCCGCTCGCGAGCTGGAAGCGCTCCAGAGCGACCGCGAGGCCGCTCGCGGAGATGGCCGTCGCGTCGGTCACGCCCTGCGGGGCCATGATCTCGATTCGCACCGTGCCGATGGTGACACCGCCCCCGCCGCCGTTCGCGTTCGCCGGAGGGGCGGCGAGCGCCTGTCCCACGATGCCGCCGAGCGCGTAGCCGCCGATCTGCCGGCCGGCGCGGGCGGGGGCCGGCGACTGCACCATGCCGAGGCCGAGCCCCTCGGAGATGTACCCGCCGATCTCGATGGCGGGCTTGGACGGGGACCGCACACCGGCTCCGGTCCTTGCGCCCTTGACGGCGACGGCGCCCACCACCGCCCCCGCCACGTCGACCGCGGGCACGGTGGCGAGCAGGCCGTTGACCAGCCCGTCCCCGATGGCCCGTCCCGACGCCTGGGCCGCCGGCTCTGCGTCGAAGCCGATCTTCTTCACGGGCTTCGACGGATCCCAGCCTACAGCCTCGCCGGGGTCGCGTTTCGTCTCGATGCCGAGCGTCGGCGTGGCCTTCGACGGGTCGAAGCCTTCCGCGCGCTTGAACTCCTCATACCCGGCGTCATGCTGAGACTTCGTGATCTCCTTGCCGCTCGATGGATCGTAATACTTCGTGGTGCTCAGCGCGTTGCCGAGGGCATCGAGAGCCTTCCCCAGGGGGTTCAGCGCCTTCTGCGTGCGCAGCGCGAAGGTGGCGATCTCCAGGCCCCAGATCTCCGTCTGCGTGATGAGCAGCCCGAGCTGCGAAGCGACTGCGCCGAAGGCGTCGGTGAGCACGGCCTTCATGGCCAAGCCCTCGGGCTTGGTCTGATCGAACAGGCCGAGCACGTCGAGCAGCGCGCCGGTGACGGGCGAGGCGTCGACGCCAGAGAAGAGCTCGCCGCCCGCGTCCTTGAGCTTGCGGAAGATCACGTCGGAGCGCGACCACATCGCGTCGAGACCCTTGCCGCCCTTCGCGATGAGGGTCTCCTCGAGGGCGCTGCCGAACTTCGCCGCATCGACCGTGCCTGTCTTGAGCTGGACCTCGAGCTTCTCCAGGCTCAGGCCCATCCGCTCGGCGACGGCGCCAGTGAGGTTGATCCCGAGGGTCTTCGTCAGCTCCTTGGATGCGATCGTGAGCTTGTGGTTCCCCTCGATCGCATCCTGCGCTTTCCGCGCAATCCTCTGGTATGCGCCGGCGCCCTCCTCGCCGAGGATGCCTTGCGCGCTAGCCGTCGCGAGGAGTTGCCCCCGGACCTGGCCGAGGTCGGTGACGCCCATCTTCTCGATCTCTCGCGTCCACCCGGCGAGTTGCTCGCGCGATTGAGGGAGCTCGCGCGCCACGTCGTCGAGCATCTCGACCGTGCGCGCGCCGGCGTCGGGGCCCTTCCCGAGCGCATCGAAGGTGGCCACGAGCTGCTCGTTGAACGCGTGCACGTCGAGCGCGAGCTTGATGCCGCCCACCGCGATGGCGCCGAGCGCGCCCACGAGCGCGACCGATGCCGCCGCCCCGGCGGTGCCCAGCCCCTTGAGCTCGGAGCTCACCCCGGCGATAGCGTTGCGGGCCGCGTTCGCAGGATCCGCTTGTGCGAGCAGAGCTTTGCCGTGCGCCTCCAGGGCGTCGATTCCGCTCCCCGCCGCCTCACCGAGCGCATCCAACGCGGCGGCGAGCCGGTGCGTCGCGGCCGTGCCCGCATCGGTCTCGACGGTGAGATCCCCGAGGTGGGTCTTAGCAGCCACGCATCCTCACTTGCTCAGCGCCTCGAAGAAGAGCCGCTGCCTGATCAACGTCTCCGCCACGTACTCGGCCGCCACGCGCCCGTCGTTGGTCAGGTCGACGCCCCGGGCGACGTGGCAGAGCCACTCCGTGAGCCCTCGGGCGAAGGCTTCCGGGGCGCCGGCCTGAGCGTCACGCCTTTTCCCAGGTCGAGCATGTCCTCGTCCTCGACGAGCCCCATCAACGCCCCGAGCGCCGACTTGACCTTCGTCGTCACGGAGAACATCGGGTGCTCGACCAGGAACGTCCCGGTGAAGCGCTCGCGCGCCCGGTTCGGGTCGAGATCGTCGTCGAAGGCGACGATGGTCCGCTGGCAGACCTGCTCCAGCGCGTCCGCCTTCGACGCCGGCTCCTCCTGCGCGATGCGGTAGAGCCTGCACTCGTCGCGCGTCGGCCGGCGGAACACGATCGCGTGCTCGTTCCACCTGACGATGGCGATCTTCTTGTGGCGGGCTTCCAACTCGGCGAGCTGCTCTTCGGTCGGCACGGTCCACCTCGGGGAGGGAGAGGTGGGCCACCTTCTGCCGGCGATGCGGCGGGGGCCCGGGCCGGGAGGGCTTCCCTAGCCGAGCCGGGCTTCGAGCCCGTGCCCGGAGGGTACCACGCCCGCGCGACGAGGAAAGAGTCTTGACGCTTCTGCAACCCGTCATAGATTGCTTCAATGGATTCTAAGACGTGCTGCGCGTGCCTGACTGTGAAGCCCGCCGCCGAGTTCACGGCCTATGCCGCGAGCCCCGATGGTCGCCTGTCTCGCTGCAAGGCGTGCCGCTCGGCGCAGAGAAAGAGCCCCGCCTACCGCGCCAAGGAGCGGGAGGCGGGGCCTGCGCCAGTCGCACGCGCGACGGGATTGGCTGCGCGCGTTCAAGGCGTCGCATCCGTGCCACGATTGCGGGCGCACATTCCCGCCGTGGCTCATGGAGTTCGACCACAGCACGGCCAAGGCTCGCGGCGCGGGCGGCAACGTCAACTACCACCTGTCGTGGAAGGCCATGCAGGCGGAGATGGAGCGCTGCGATCTCGTCTGCGCCCTCTGCCATAAGCACCGCACGTATTGCCGACGCGAGGGCTTGCGTGGCGTCGATGGGACGCTACTGAGGAGGCGCCTGGAGCGGCACTTCCAGATCATCGACACCGTTGAACAAAATTTTCAGAGGATTGAACTTCACCGTCCTCGTGAGCGCGGCCGAGCCCTGCTTGTTGCTCGCCTTCGTGCTGTCGAACGTGCAGCCGAGGATCGTGTCCGTGTACGTCGACAGGTTCGTGCCGACGTAGGACACGTAAATGGCGAAGCTCTGGTCGCCGTACCCGGGCCCGAGTTGCTGCTGCACCGTCTGGAGGAGATTGCTCCACCAGTCGTAGTAGACCTCGGCCTCGCACGTGTACTTGTTCTCGCCGAGGGTCTTGCCCACGGGGTCTGGGCTGTTCGAGTAGACCATCTCGCGCGAGCGCTCGCGGTCGTAGTCGATGCTCTTGAAGCCGCCGGTAAAGTCGAAGCCCGCGATCTGCATCCGAACGTGCCCGAAGCTGCGGATGGCGCCGTTGATGAGCGGGACCTGGAGCGGTGCGATGTTGGCCATGGTCTCAGCTCCCGTTGCTCAGGTTGACGGTCTCGGCGACGGCGTTGACGTACCCGCGGGGAAGCACGGAGATCGTCACGGGGACGACGCCGGTGGCGTTCACGTTCTGCGTCGAGCTCACGATCGCGGCGACCGCGGAGACCAGCGGCGTCTGCACCATGCCCTCGTTCAGCGCGCCCTGGATCGAGCCCTGGAAGACGTTGAGCGTCACGGGGTCGAGCGTGCCGTTGCTCTGCGTCAACAGGTCATCCGAGACCTCCTCGACGCCGGCCGCGTAGCCGATGTCGCAGGCCGCATCGAGCACGTTGCCGATCGCCAGTTCAGTGAACTGCGAGCCGTTCGCGCTGAGCAGCGGCTCTTGGCACTGGAAGAAGCCGGTGCCCTTTTTCGGCCACGTCAGCGCGCTCCCGATGCGCGCCGCGTTGAGCCCGGGGGTGATGCGCTCGTCGTGGTAGATGAAGCCGTCGGTGGGGTCGCTCGCGGGGTTGACCACGATCGTGGAGTACGGCCCGTCCTTCACGCGGCCGGCGCGGCGCTGCAACGGCACCTGCGTGCGCCGCACGGCGTGCGACCACGCGAGCGGGCGGCGATAGGAGGGCGTGCCGCCGGCGGCGTTGGCGAACGGGCTGGGGGTGTTGTAGTAGCCGCCGTCCGCGCAGATGCGGGGCTGCGCGCTCTCCCCGGAGGCGATGGTCTCCAGCGCCGCCATCCACGTCGCCTCGGTCTCGCCGGAGCCCCCGTACGTGGTCGGCGCGAGGGCATCGCGCAGCTCGACGATCGCGCGGGTGTAGACGTAGCCCGTCGTGCCCGTGTTGAGCGAGGTCTGGATGGCGGAGATGTCGCCCGCCGCGCAGACGCCGACGATGTGGATCGAGCCGACGCCCTCGACGGCGTACTGCGAGGCGAAGAACGCGGCGAGCGCTGCCTCTACGCCAGCGTCGTTCCACTGCGGGCCCACGGTGCCGAACTGCCACGTGTCGTAGGTGGTTCCGCTCGGTCCCGCGAGCGCGCCGGCGCCGAAGTTGAGTTGCACGCCGGAGCCGCCCGGGAGCCGGCTCGTGAGCGAACCCGTTCCGAGGTACAGCGTGTTCGCCGTGCCGAGCGCAATCGGCGCGGACCAGTTGCGGCCCGCGTCGAGCGAGACCTGCACGACGATCCCGGCCGTGCCCACGGTGCCGCCCACGACGCAGCGGACCTTGGCATAGTACGTGTCCCAGGCCCCGTAGGTCGCGTCGAGCGACACGGTGATGGTCGAGGTTGAGCCGTTCGGCACGGTGGCCTGCACCGCATACGCCGTGCCCGTGGTCACGATGGGGCACGAGATGCAGATCGGGATGTTGCCGCTCTGCGCGACGAGCCCCGCGGCCTCGACGAGGGGGCCGCCGATGTACTGCGTCTGGATGCTCTGCGGGTTCGAGCTCGCGTAGGGCTGATTCAGCGTGCCCCCGATGGCGCATCCGATCTTGAGCTGCACGTTGGCCTGCGGCACCGCCAGCGCGGCGCTGGCGCCGTTGTCCTGCACGGTGATCGTGACGGTGGGGATCGCGGGCACAGGCTCCTCCTACGCGATGGTGATGACCACGGGATCGCCCGAGGCGGGGTTGACGGGCTCGACGGTGATCTGGCCGGTGACGCCGATCGGCGCGAACGTGCCGGGGACCTTCGTCACGCCCTGCTGGAACTCGACGATCGCGGCGTAGTGCTGCCCGCGCTGCGTCATCGACCCGGCCCCCTCTTCCTGTGAGGGCCACCGCTCGCGGAGCACCTTGCAGCGAGGGAGGCCGCCGGTCTCGTCGAACAGGACGCCGTACAGCGCCCACATGATCGCCTGCGTCGCGTCGAAGTCCCCGTAGTCGGGCGAGGGGCCGGCGGCGCCGTAGTCGGGCGCGCAGCCGTAGATGTGGACCTCGAAGGTCGGAAACTGCGTCGCGATCTGCGGGGCGAGCGTCATCGCCTGCTGCTCGAGCGAGCCGCGCACGTTGGGGTAGACCGCGGGGAGGATGTTGGGGTTCGCGCCGCCGTAGCTCTCGAAGCCCCACCCGCGCGCGGCGCAGGGGATGAAGATCACGCGGGGCGTCGCCGCCGCGCTCGCCAGCGCGAGGTTGCGCCGGCCGAGGAGGATCGCGTACTCGGGGAACGCGCACTGGAGCTGCCCTCCGGTGGTGTAGGCGTTCACGCCGACGCTCGGGGCGGGTTCGCCCTGTGCGCTGAGCGTCGAGAGCGCGAAGGTGTCGGCATCGAGCGGCGTGGCGACCCACAGGCCGTTGGCCTCGGTCTCGCCCTCGACCCCGGACACGATGCCGTGGACGACACGGCCGAGCGGCACGCCGTGCGCCGCCGAGGTGACGGTGATCGGCGTCGTCGCGGTCGCGGCGGTGATCGGCCACGTCTTCGCCACCACGTCGTACTCGGTGACCAGCACGCTCGTGAGGTTCAGCGACGTGAGCGCGACGAGGGCGCCGATCATGCGAGCCTCGTGGTCGCGTCGCCGACGATGAGCGTGAACGGCAGAAGCTCATAGATGGACGGCGCGAGCGGCGCGAACGTCTGGACCTTGACGGGCGCTCCGCACGGCTGGCCGGGGGGCGCACCGTGCGTCGGGCACCACACGTCGAGCTCGGTCACCGACGTGTTGCCGGTGGCGTGGACGGCTGCGGCCATTGCTCGTGCGTCGCACACGCTCAAAAGCCCCCCACGACGGGCCGGCCGCAGCGGAACTGCTGCCAGCCGCGCGGGGGGTCGGAGAACACGCGCGGCTCGTCGTGACCGGGGTCCTGCCCCGGGGTGATGGAGGGCGTCACGTCGGGATGGACGTTCTGCCGCTGGATGCCGGGGAAGAAGCCGGGGTGGACGTAGCCGGGGTTGTCGGGGTCAGGACCGCCCATGGCGCGCGCGTACGCCTGTCGGATGTTCCGGTCGCTGCCCTCCTGCGACGCCCAGCCGATCGGGCCGTCCATGAGCAGGTACCACGCGACTGCCGCTGTGTTGCGCGTGATGTCGTTCCCCCACGCGAGCAGCGGGAGCGCGTACCGGCCGCGGATGTGCGCGTCGGCCATCTCCGTCGCGTCGAGGCACGCCTGCTGCTGCTGCGCCACCGTGGCGAGGTTGAGCACGGCCGCCGGGCCGTACTGGCCGAGCTGCGTGTACACCACGTAGGGAGCGCCCGCGGGGCCCATGCGCTACGGGCCCGACCGGAAGAAGAGCCACGAGTAATTCCACGCGGGGGTGCCGCGCGCCCAGCCTCCCCACAAATACTTGTGGAGATCGAAGACGATCGGATCGTTCTCGGTGACGCGCGGGACCGTGCGAGGAGCCTCGCGGCGGACCCACAGGAAGGGCTTGATCGCGTGCGACGTGTCGAGCAGGTACCACCGCGTCGTGTTGCGCAGGAAGGGGTGGACGAGGGGGCGCACGCCCACCTTGCGGAGCATGTTGTCCGCGGTGCCCACCTGGCCGGTGAGCGGCGAGAACGCGCCCCACACGGGCGAGGCGAGGAAGGCCGCGGTCAGGATGAAGTTGGCCTCGATCTGGAGCGTCGAGGGGACGAGCATGACGTCCGGCATCACGCCGAGGGCCTCGCCGCTCTCGTCGGGGATGACCTGGATGTACTGGAGCAGCGACGAGAAGCTCGTCTGCCCGAGCGCGCCGCCGATCAGCGTGCCGTTGATCGTGACGCCGCCGCCGGTGAAGTCGTTGCAGTAGGTGCCGCCCGCGAACAGCGCGTTGCCACCTCCGTTGAAGCTCGGGAGGTAGATGTTGATCGGGTGCGCCGTGGAGAAGGCGCGCAGCCCGTCGAGCCCGTTCTGTCGGTTCCCCCCGACGCCGTTGGTGCCCGCCTGCACGCCGGTGCCTTCGAGGAGGTCGCGCGTCTCGTACACCTCCCACCGCCGCCACTGCATCGCCATGTCCGGCAGCGTGCGCCAGAAGATCGACTCGCTGTTGACGTCGCTGTCGTCGAGGATGAATCGGTCGATGCCGTAGGTCAGCTCGTACGGGATGGGCGCCACCTGGTAGGTCTGCGCCGCCGGCTCGTGGACGACGCGGGGGCCGAACCATGGCCGAGCCTTGGGCATGCGCCCGGTCCACCCGGCGTTCCAGATGCTCCCCGACATGGGCAGCTCGGTCGCGATCTCCCGCGCGTTGAAGCGCGGGTCCATCTGCGAGTAGATGTGGCCGATCGTCGTGTCGACCTGCGTGATCCACGCGGCGTAGTTGGCGGGCGTGATGGCCATCGATCAGACCCTCGGGACTTGGTTGAGGACGACCGGCCAATAGCCGGCGCCGGGGGTGAAGCCGCCGGCGATGCCGGGGTCCTGCGGGAGCTGCACGCCGAGGATGGGCCGCGTGGAGGAGGCGGAGGTGGCGCAGGCGACCGGCCCGCTCGCGGTCTCGTTCCCGAGGTACACGTTCTTGCCGTTCGTCGCGGCGCTGAGCTGGTCCGAGCCGGTGCCCGACTGGAAGAAGAAGGCGCCAGTCTGCACGTTGATCTGCACCGCGCCGTCCGCCGTACCGCCGACGATGCCGGAGCCCGTCTCGACGAAGCTGCCGCCGGCCGGGTCGCCGATCATGCCGACCACGATGTCGGCGCTGCCGGGCGTCGCGGCGTTCTTCAGGAAGCCGGTGGTGACGGCGCCGCTGCCGGACATCAGCGCGACCTCGCCGTAGTAGAACTGCTGTGTCGCGCCGGCGCCGTAGGCGACGGGCTGATCGTGCGCGTCCCCGACGCCGAATCGGATCACGGGAACCGGGCCGGTCATGCCTGCCATGTCAGTACCTCCCCTCGGCGCTCGTCTTTGCGGCCGCCGCGATGTGCGCCGCGATGAGCGTCGCGCGGTACTCCTTCTTGTCCGGGAGCGGATAGGCGCCGACGGCCTGCTCGATCATCGCCAGCGTCTCCGCGGGCAGCGACTCGGCCGTCCCCGGCTTGCCCTTCGCCTTCGGCTTCGCGAGGGCTTCTTCGTCCGTGTAGACGAGCCCCGACTTGACGCGCGTCGCGACGAAGCCGCGTACGACCTCGAGCGGCCACGTCGCGAGGTCCGCGCGCTCCGCCTTCGTGGTCTGCTTCTGGACGCTCGCGATCAGCGCCTCGCGCTCGTCCCCCTCCCGGCCCTTCTTGAGGGTGGCGATGTCCTGCCCGAGCGACGCGAGCTGCGCCCCGAGCGCCTCGCCGCCGGGAAGGGACGCGAGATGCGCCGTGGCTTGGCGGAGCGCGGCGCTGGCCTTCTTGGCCTCCTCGCTCTCCTCGTCGTCCTCCTCGCACTTCTTGGCGGCCTCTTCGGCCTCCTCGGCCTTGGCCTTCCACTCGGCCGCCTTGGCGCGGTGCTTCGCGGCCTCGGCGCTTTTCTTCGCCTTGGCGGCCTCCTCGGCGGCCTTCTTGGCCTTGGACTTCTCGTCCTGGTCCTTGTCGTCCTCGTCCCCGTCGTCGTCGTCCATCTCGGCCTTCGTGGCGAGGAACGCGGCGAGGTTCGCCTGGAGCACGCGGAGCGCCTTCGGCTCGCTCTCGGCGTCGATGGCGGCCTGGGTGCGCTTGATGAGCGCGTCGAGCGAGAGGAGGGGCATGGGCGGCCCGGCCGCGGAGGGTTACGAGCGGTAGCGCTCTCCCCTCGCGTCAACGAGGGGCACCGGGCGGGCAGGGACAAGCATGCACCCCGGACGGGGCGCCGGTCAAGCGCGGGGCAAGCCGCCCCCGGCCTTGAGGAGCCGCGAGACGTCGGCGCGAAGCTCCCTCGCCCGCCGGTCGGTGATGTTCCCCTCGTTGGGGGCCGGCCGGGGCGCGCCGCCGACCGCGGAGCGATCGAGGCCGAGGAGGGCGTCGTCGAGGCCGACCACCTCGTCCACGAGGCCGACCCGCTTGGCATCGCGCCCGAGGTAGATGGCGGCCTGGAGCCCTTCGAGCCGCGCCGCCGGCCTCCTCCGCGCCTTCGATGCGAGCGCGAAGAACTGCGCGGCGAGCTCGTTGTTGCGCGCGGTCTCGGCGCGGACAGCGTCCTCGGTGATGGGCACGTGGAGGTGCCCGTCGGCCTTCCGTTTGCCCGATGTGATGATCCGGAAGGCCACGCCCTCGCGCTCGTCGCGCGCGGCCATGGAGACCATGGTCGAGATCACGCCCACGCTGCCCGCGATGCCGCTCGGCGGGCAGAGGATGCGCTCGCACGCGCAGCAGAGCGCGTAGGCAGCGCTTGCGGCCAGCTCGTCGATGTACGCGACGAGCGGGATCTTCGCCTCGCGACTCATGCGCTGGAGCCGGATCACGCACTCGTTGAGCCCCGCCACGACGCCGCCTGGGGAGTCGATCCGCAGCAGCACCGACGAGGGGTACGACGCGAGCGCCTCCGCGACGCGCGCCACGAGCCCCTCATAGCTGTCTCCCCACTCGCACGCCCAATGCTGGAGCGCGCCGCGGACGTTGACGATCGCAACGGTGCCTCGCGCGTCGTTGGGCGGGGGCGACCCGCCGCTCATCACAAAGAACCCGTCCGCGTCGCGGCGGATCGCGTCCGCGCTGATCGCGAGCGGTTCTCCGGTGCGTAGCGCGTAGCGGCGCGACTCGTTGCCGGGCTGGAAGCGCCCGTCCTTGGGATCGTGACGCACGCCGGGCCCCGCTTTCTTCTCGGCCTTCGCCTTCTGCTCGGCCTGGTAGCTGGCCACGATCGCCGCGGACTTCGCCGCGATGGCGCGGCTCTTCTTGGTTTCTTCTCCGTGCGGCCCCCTCGCCTCACGCGCCTCCCTTGCGAGGTCGGCGAGCTGCTCGCCCCGCCTCAGGTCCAGCCGCTGCCGCGCCTGCTTCCGAATGTCCTTGAAATCGACGGTCAGCCCCCCCTTCGGGGGCTCGTTGGCGGCGAGGTACGCGGTCCACTGCGCCGGGGTCTTGTCCTGCTTGGCGTAGTTGGCGGACGCCGAGGACGTGATCAGGTTCGTCCCGGGCGAGAGCTTCGTGTTCTGCGGGGCGCCACCCGACGCGCGGGCCTTGATGTGATCGATCGACAGCCCCACCCCCGTGTAGGTCGTGTCCACCTGTCCGGTGTACGCGCACTTGTAGCCGTCGCGCAGGTAGACCGCGTGCCGCTTCGCCTCCTCGAATTTGACGGAATGCTGGGACATGGCGTGCTATCATTTCGCCATGAAAAAGGCCGCAAACGTCACGCTTCCGGCCCCCAAGCGCCTCGCCAAGTGGATGGCAGCGATCGGCTTCGATGCCGAAGTGGTCCTCACGCGTCGCGAGACCCTCGGCAGCGACGCCCCCGATCCGGACGCCGATCCGGGGCCGACGGACCGGCCCGTCGAGGGGCGCGAGCTCTCCTCGCTCAAGGCGTCGCTCGCCGCGTACGACGTCACCGACAAGGCGCCGAGCGGCAAGCGCTTCGAGCCCGAGGACGACGAGCCCGAGGACGACGAGTAGATCACTTCCCGGGCCCCCGCGGAGGCGTGCCGGGAGGAGGCTCGCCGCCGGGCCCACCGCTGACCGCGCCGCCCTTCGCTACCGGGTCGCCGAGCTCGAACTCGGGCATGTCGCTGAGCCCGAACTTCTCGCCGAACCACACGCGCACCTTCTCGGCGTCCTTGAACTTCACCCCCGCCTGCCGGAGCGCCGCGTACCCCGTCGACACGGCCTGGAGCTGCTTGGCGTTGTCCGCGTACGTCTCGCGCCCCACGACGTCCCACCACGTCCACGGGGCCAGGTTCGCGTCGCCCGCGTTGAGATAGGCGAAGGGCCGCGCAATGTCGGTGTAGATCGTCCGCTTCCACGAGGCGTTGTCGAGCATGGCGCCCTCGGAGCGGACGTCCATCTTGCTCTTGGCCCCCCAGGCGCCGCCGCCATCGACCTGCGTCTCCAGGTTGACCATCAGGAGCGCGAGGACGATCGCCATGTCGCAGCGGTCGATCTGGCCGGGGTGAACCTGCCACGCCGTCGAAGTGGCCTCCACAAGGTCGTAGTCGTACCCGAGCCCGTCGTTTTGATCGACGCCGCGTGGCACGATGATCGCGGTGTTCGCGCCGAGCCGCGCAAGCGACGACTCGAACTCCGCGCGCTCGATGGGGTCGCCGACCATCGGCACGTAACCCTTGCGCGTCGGCGAGCCGTGAACCTCGCCGAACCGGGCCATGTCGCGGAAGCCGAAGTGCCGGAGCATCCACGGTTCCACCACGGGCCGCAGCGCGCCGTGGATCCACGCGCGGTAGGACATGAAGTGCGAGAACTCAACCCACTTCCCGTTGCCCGGGATGATGGGGATCTGCGCGTCGGAGCCGATGGCCTGGAAGCATCGGCTATCCCAGTCGTACCACTCGTACACCGGGTGCCACGGGAAGAGCCTCGGCGCGAAGTCGAGCCCCGGCTGCGTCGTGTCCCAGCACAGTTGGCCGTGCGAGAACCCCATGCCGATGCCGTAATCGAACATCTCGCGGATCGCTGCGGTGCCGCTCAGGCGCGGCCACCACCTCTCCCACGCGTTGCACACGTCGCGCGCCGCCGCGCTGTCGTCCGCCGCCTTGAAGCGCACCTCGCGCCCGAAGATGGCCGACGCGCGGCTGTTGAGCGTGCTCGTCACGCGGTCGTCGCCGAGGATGCTCTCCCAGAGCTGCCCCGACGTGTAGAAGATGCCGTTGAGGTGCGCCCACACCGCAGCGCGCGCCTCCTCGATGCTCCACGTGTTCTGGATCGTGACGAGCGGCACGTCGCGGTAGATGAGCTTCGCGCGCGCCCTCGTATCGCCGTCGGTCGCGTCGACCACCTTGCCGGCGAAGGCCGGGTCCGTGATGGTCGGCACATCGAGCCCAGCCATCTGCCGCCGCACGAGATCGCCGAACGGCACGCCGCCGCCGCGCGCCGGCCCCGTGGGGTTGCCGGGAGCCGGACCATATCCAGGATCCCGCTCGAGCGACGACGCCACGGGCTAGGCCGCCAGCGCCTGCACGAGCACGTGGCCCTTCTGCCATGGCGTCTGCATGCCCTCGGGCTCCGCGCAGAGGGGCGCCGTCAACTCGGCGCCGATGAAGTCGGTCAGGTCGCGCTTCCAGAAGGTCTCGTACCGCCACTGGAGGAACACCGGATCGAGCGAGCCGTTCGCGGGCTCCTCGTCGGGCGCGATGTTGAGCGCCTGCCCGCCGCGCCAGATCGGGAACCCCGTGGGAACGCGCCCGCCCTCGTCCTCGTGGGCGTACGCCTCGGGGGGGTGGCGGTACGCCGTGAAGCTCGTGATGCGCCCGCCCTTGAACTTGCTCGACTCCACCACGTTGGCCACCGCGGTGGCGCCCGTGGGGAAGCGCACCGCGACGAGCCGCCAGCGCTTCGGCTGCGGCGGCGTGCGGATCTGCGCGATGCGCTCCGGGGAGAGGCCGGCCGCCTCGAGCGGGTCTTGCGGCCGGAGCACGGGGACGAGCTTCGCCAGCCCCTCCGCGATGCCCTTCGTGATCGCGGCGGCCATGATCTCTTCGTTCGTCGGCTTCGTCTCGGCCATGATCTCTCCTGCCCGCAGCCTCTTCGCCGCGGGCCTCAAGCCTCGCACAGGGCCGCCCGCTGGTCTACCCCGCCGCCGCGAGCGCCAACGGGAGAGGTCGGTGCTCCCACTCTTCTTGGCGCGCGGCGCGGAGCGCCAACAGTGCGGCTCGCGCGGCATCCTTGGCCGCCGCGCCCTCTGCCATGCGCCAGCGTACCACGTCAGCGGGCCGGGGCGCCCGAGGGCCGCGCGCTCGACATGCCGCCGTAGCTCGCGCCGAGCACCTTCACGCCGGCCACGCCGCTGCCGCTGCTCCCGTCGCTCGCCGCAACGAGGGCGTCGATCTCGTCGTCATCGTGCCCCTTGTCCTCGCCGCGGAAGATCTCGACGCGCGAGAGGAAACCGGGCACCCACGCGCCGGCCGCGGGCACCAGGATCTGTCCGTCGTTCCAGCGCTTGATGGTCCTCTCCGCCCGCACCAACTTGTTGTACCGTGCCTTCATCGCGACGAAACGCAGGCCCCGCGACGCCATGTTGCGGATCGTGCCCCACTCGGGTCCGCTTGCGTACGTGTAGATCGGGCCCGCCCCGTACTTCCCAATGAAGGCGCGGCACGTCGACTCGATCATGTGCGGCACGAGCTGCGCGCGCATCGACTCGAGCAGGTACGCCTTCGTGCCGAAGACCTTGAGCGCGACCATCCCGAAGTAGTCGCTGTGCGCCCCCTGCGTGAACGCGAGGTCGGCGCCGTATGCGAGGCGGAAGCTCCCGTGCGCGGGCAGGGCGTCGTAGCGCTCGGGGTGCGGCGAGAAGAGCGAGGAGCCTTCGGGCTTCGGGTCGCCCTGGAACTGCGCCCACCAGATCCGCTCCACAGGGTCGGCCTCGGCGAGCTCGGCGCGCACCTTCCGCAGGGCGGCGAGGCTCCACACCTCGGGGGCAAACGCCCGCTCGTCGGAACCTCCCTCGTCGATGATCGCCGGGTGGTGGATGTATTCCCACTTCACCGCCTCGCGCCCCTCGCGCCGCCCGATGGGATCGTCGGGGTGCCAGCGCGACATGACGCCGAGTACCGCGCCGGGCTTGCCATTGCGCATGCAGCGCGCGGTGTAGTGGGCGATCGTCTCGTCCACCGCCGAGCGCCGTAGGTGGTTCATGCTCGCGTGCTCGTCGAGCGGGTCGTCGAAGAACACGAGGTGGACATCGGCGCCGAGCCGGCTTTGCTCGGCGCTCATGACGATCACGCCGCCGCCGCGGTCGTTGCTCCAGTCGTCGATCGTGTTGCTGCGGAACGTCGGGCCGACGCCCGCCGCGGTCGCGAGGTCGCGGATGCGCTTGCCCATCTGGCGCGCGCGGTCGAAGCTGTGCGTGAGCACCAGGATCCGCATCGTCGGATCGAGCGTGAGCAGCCAGACGATCCCCGCCATCGTGGTCTGGCTTTTGAAGTGTCGGATCGGAACCGAGCACAGCGCGCGCACGGGCTCCCCGCGGGCCGCGCGCTCGATGAGCGCCACCCACGCCGCGAGGTGATGCGGGGGCCTGTACTCGGGCACGAGCCAGGCGATGAAGCTCAGGAGCCCGTCGTACGGGGGCGGCCGGGGCGGCTCCCCGGCGGCCTGCTCGCGCAGCGCCGTGGCCAGCGCCGCGCACGCGGGCGCAGTCACCGGACCTTGCTCAGCTCGTCAGCGAGCTGGCGCGCCGCCTCGGGATGACCCGCGAGCCCGCGCTTGTGCGCCTCGACGATTGGAGCCGGCAAGGGGAACGCGAGGAGCAGCTTCTCCCGCTGCGCGTCGGGCATGCGGCCGAGGAGGTCTTTCACTTGCGCGAGCTGCCGGGCGCTCAAGGCCGGGCGCCCCCCAACGTCGGCAAGGTCCGGTGCCCCCGGCTGCGCCGGGCCCTGCTGAGCCAGCGCTTCGAGCCTCGCGCGCTCGTTGTACGCCACGGTCTTGGACACCCCTTCCGCCGCGGCGGCTTCGCTCAGGGTCTCCCCCGTGCGCTCTGCCCGCGCAACCGCGCGAGCGGCCGCCGTGTCGCGCCGAGGGCGGCCCGGGCCACGGCCCACGGGAAGCGCGATCTTCTTGCGCCGCTTCGCGCTCACCCGACGACGCCCCCGGCCATCTCCGCGGCCGTCCACGCGTGTGCGCCAGCGTGGTGGACAAGCCCGGCCTTCGCGTAGATGTAGACGCGCCCGCCGAGGCGCCTCCACCGCAGGCAGAACGAGAAGTCCTCGGACAGCAGCGCCTGATCCTCCGGCGGCACGTCGAGGCCCGCATCGAGCCCCGGGTGCCAGTAGAGCTGCCCGAAGATGTTCGCCACCCTGTGCGGGTTCGGGTGGTCCGTGTAGACCCGCTCGCCATCGCTGAGCAGCTCCAGCGCGGCGACGCTGGTGAGGGTGAAGCCGAAGCCCACGCCCGCGACCTCGAGGAGTGCGCGACCCTGCTCGACGATCGCATCGCCCGCTCCGCCTAGGCGCGGGACGAGCTGCTGATGCACCCACCGCAGCGGGTGGCGCTTGTTGGTGTAGGGGGCGCCGATCACGTCGGCCCCCGTCGCGATCATCTCGGGGATGATCGCGACGTCCTCGACCCACTGGTCGTCGTCGAGCCATAGGACGTGGGTCGCGTCGTGGTGCTCGCGCAGTACCTTCGCGGCGATCCGGTTGCGCCCCCTCACGATGTCGGCGCCGAACGTGATCGAGCCGGACAGGATCTCGCTGGTGAGGCGCAGGCGGTGGAGCTTGGTGAGCATCTCGGCGTACCCGAGGCTCACGCTCGCCGCGTGCATCTCGGCGGCCCGCACGGGCGTGGCGATGACGAGCCGCGGGGTCATCGCAGCGGCCGATCGCATTCGTGCTCCCACACGGCGTCCACCTCGGCCTGGTGCAGCCACACCGCGTCCTCGCCGTCGAGCCACGCCCGCGTGCGCGCCGCCTGCGTACCCATCGCCTCGAAGTGGTACTGCACGACGTCGCCCACCGCGAACCCGTGCGGCACCTCGGGCGATGACGGGTGCTCGGTGAGCCTGGCCGGCGGCCCCACGCCGAGCACGACGCCCCGGTGCGTCTTGACCTGGCGAACGCCAGGCTCCGGCGTCCAGAGCGACGAGGAGTCGGGCGCGTCGAGCTCGCGCACGACGACCTGGCCGCGCATGAGCCGGAGGCGCGGGGCGACGAACGTGACCTCGGCCTCCCCGGGCAGCACGAGCGTCGACGGCAACTGCGCCATGAGCCTCGCCCGCTTCTCTTCGTCCATGCCAGGTGCCCGCACGATCAGCAGATCGTTCATGTCGTCCTCGCTTCCTGTGCTGCCCGCGTCGCCGCGGACCACAGCCCCATCGCGCACGTGTAGCAGAGCCTCGGCGCCTTCGGGCTCGGGTGCACGCTCACGATGCCCTGTCGCTCCTGGCAGAAGTGGCAGAGCTGCGCGCCCGGTTCCACGAGCACGCGCCGCATCGCTTCCAGCGTCGCATCGCTGAGCCACGGGTTCGGCGCGCACGGCGGGGCCACCGGCGCGCGCCACCATGCCGGCTCGGTGAGCGGGGCGTCGGCCCACAGGTAGGAGCTCCAGGGCACCGCCGGCCGCCGCCACGCATGGTCATCGTAGCCGAGCGTCGAGCGCACGCCGGTGTCGTGGTCGACCGGCGCCGGGATGGCGCACCAGAAGGGGCGCTGCTCGCTCCACGCCCAGTGGATCGCGAGGTTGTCCTCGTTCGTGCGGCTCTGGAAGTGCCAGGGACAGCGGTAGAGCCACGCGAGCAGGGACCGCACGCGAGCCGCCGGCAGGATGACCGCGGGCCCCGTGTACCAGTAGCAGCGCACCCAATGGTGCCCGGCGGCTGCGGCGTCGATGGCGCCGGGCACGTTCGTGTGCAGCGAGATGCACTCGTCGGGCATGGCCTCGATCATCGCCTCGCAGATGGCGCGGAGCCGGGGGTGCGGGATCACGTCGTCGTTGAGCACCAGCGCGTGCTCGTCCTGCCGGGCCGCCCATTCCCACGCGCGCCGCCCCCAGATGCTCGCGTGCTCGGGGCCGCTCGACAGGCTCACCACCACGTCCTCGCCGAGGGCCTCTTGCAGGCGCTGCAAGCTCTCCCTCCGGCCGGGCGCCCACGCGGCGTGGCAGACGATGATCTTCACGTCTTCTCCTCGCCACGGCACTCGTCCTCGTGACCGCGAGGGAGGTAGAACATCTCGCGGCACACTGGGCAGGTCTTCACGGGAGCACCTCGTACGGCGGCAGGCTGCGAACGTAGCGCACGCACGCGCGCTCGGCCTCGTGCGTCGCCGCGTCGCCAGCGAACTCCGTCGAGAGCGCGAGGTTGTACACGTAGACCTCCTCGATCACGTGCGCCGTGCGCGGCCCCGCCATCTCGAGGAGCGGGAACATGAGCGCGAGGTCCCGAGCGTGCGGCAACCACTCGCCCGACGCGAGCCTGAGGTGCTCGTGCCGGATGCGCTTGAAGAGCCCAGCGCGGAAGCACTTCAGGTGCGTGGCCTTCCACGGCGCGCGCCGCACGTCCTCGCCCGGCAGGTACGACTCGCTCGGGCAGCCGCGGCGCCCGTCGGCGAACCTGAACGAGCCGTACGTGACCCACGCGCCGGCCGCGAAGTAGCGCGCCACGGTGGTCAGCGCGTTCGGCGGCCCGAGCCAGTCATCTGCGTCGAGGCTCGCCACGATGCGATCATCGGGGAGCTTCGAGATCACGTCGACGAGGTTCGCGAAGTGCGCGCGCGGCCCTCCAGGCTGCTGGGCCGCGTCGATGTACACGTGGTCGAACGCCGGGCCGATGGGGGGCGGGAACTGCGCGCGCACGCTCTCGATGCACCGCATGCGCACACCCGCGGGCACGTTGATGCCCGTCGAGATCACGGTGAAGCGCGGCGACGCCATGCCCTACCCTGCGCCAGGATTCCGGAAACCGCCAGCGGTACGTCGACAGCTCGACGGGGAACCCTACCGGGGGCCCTTCGCTGCTGGCAGGAAATGACCCCCGGGGGCCGGCATGGACGCCGTCGCTCCCGCTCGCCTCCTCCCTGGCCTCCGAATCCGGGCAGCCTCGTGGCGGCCGCCTACTGTCGCAGCCTCGGTCCCCGCTCCCGGTGACCACGACGCTCCGCTCCGGGCTCTCGCTGGACAGCACCACGTCGCCGGTCTTGCCAACCTACCACCCGAGAGGCTTGGCGATCGGGTGGTAGGTACTCTTCCCCGCCCGCTCTGGGCGGTACCGCCCGCTCTGGGCGGAAGGGACATTTTGCTCCGCTCACAGCGGGCGGAATGGCAGACCGTGATTGACACGGGACAATCAGTGGTGATAGTCCATGGTCATGACCAACCGCACCGCGATCGATGAGGGGGCCTGGGAGGCGTGGCTCGACGGGGCGCGTCTCCCGTACGTCGTGCCGCGCCAAGCCCGCGTCCGCGAGGATGCCGAGGACTGGCGCCGCCATGAGCGCGAGGAGGCCGTTCTCGGCGGACGGGAGACGGTCTCGTGACCGCCCGTCGCAAGAAACCCACGAAGCCTCGGGCGGTGCGACGCCGGCCCTACGTGTCCGGCACCGTCGCGCGCGACGTCTTCGAGGCCATCCACGAAGCCCACGCTCGCGTGGTCGCCCGCAGCGACCCCGACGAGCCTCCGCCCTTCGCACGCACGCTCGAGGTCGTACTTCGCTTCGGGCTCGCCGAGCTGCTCCGCACCGAGACGCCGTGAGCCGTGGACGAGCCCGCGGACGAGCCCGCGGTCCCCGCGGACCTTCCGCTGTTCGACGAGGCGCCCGCGCTGCCCTCGCGCCCGCCGAGGCTCAAGCCGCAGCACTACCGGCGGCGGGACCTCATCCTCGACGCCGCTCTCTCCTGCCCAGAGAAGGCGGTCCTGCAAGCGATCCTGCGGCACATGGGGTTCAACCGGGACGAGGTGCGAGCGGCGCACGCGGGCGAGGCGCGCTTGGCCCTGGAGGCGAGCGTGGGGGTCTCGACGCTCCGCCGGTGCCTGCGGCGCCTGGAAGCGATCGGGGCGCTCCGCTGCGAGCACCGGCCGCTACAGCCGGTGCGCTGCACGATCAACTTCGCGGCCCTCGAGCGGCTGCGCGACCCGCGCATCATCGCGCTCGACAGGCGCAACGCGGAAGCGCGCCGAGGCTGCGCGCAGGAGGTAGCAGGATGAGCAGCATCGCGATTCCACATCAATTCCAGGACGATCCGTCGATCGTCTTCGTCTGCAACATCTCGGGGGGCAAGGACTCGACGGCCGCCGCGCTCGCCCTCGTGGAGGCAGGCGTCCCGCACCGCCGCGTCTTCGCCGACACCGCGTGGGAGGCTCCCGAGACGTACGCCCACCTCGACATGCTCCGCGCCAAGCTCGGGCCGATCGACGTCGTAGGTTACCCCAGAGGCATGCCCGCCAAGATCCGCGAGGGGGCGCGCGTCGCGTCGCGGATGCAGCGCTGGTGCACCAAAGAGCTCCAGCCGCTCCGAGCCTAGCCGCAGCGCGCCTGCTCGGCGAGGTACGCCTGCCATGCGGCCTCGGGGTCGGCGCGCTGCGCCTCTTGCGCCTTGAGCTCCGCCAGCTTGGCGACTCGCCTCGCCTCGCGCTCGCGCTCGTGATCCGAGATGTTCGCGCGCGCCTCTTGCAGCGCTCGATCGCTGGCCCCCCACGGGGGGAAGTCGCCGAACAGCGACTTGTACTGCATCGCGATCGCGCCGGCCTTCCAGCCCTTCAACGCGGCGTTGCGCGCCAGCCGCATGAGGTGCCGCTCACGCTGCTCGGGGGTCGCCGTCTGCCCGAAGAGCTCTTGCCTCTTCGGCTTCACCACGACTGGATCCGGCGCCGCGATCCGCGCCTGGCATGTCGCGCAGATGCGCCAGCCCTCGCGGTCGCAGGCCCAGCTCGTCGCCGTGGCCTGGCACGCGGAGCACGTGACAGCGGGCCGCTCTCTCTCCTCCCGGGTGACCTCCCGCGCGCGCTCGCCCTCGATGTGGAAAACCTGGTCCGCTTCCGGCAGACCGAAATCCCACGTCGCGCCGCAGAGGTCGCTCACGACGCAGCGGACCTTGCCGCTCGGCTTGTCGGCGCGGAGCACGCGGCCGATCATCTGCATCCCCATCCCCCAGTGCCCGTAGCCGCGGGCGATGATGCAGTGGGTCGCCGAGGGGACGTCCACGCCCTCGGTGAGCGTATAGACGTTCACGAGGACCAGCGGCCAGGGGCGCATGTAGCCGACGCGCAGGAGCGGCGCGCGGTCCGCCTGCTTGAAGGCATCGAGCAGCGCCTCGCGCAGATCCCACCGCGTCTTCGCGTGGATGGCTGCGGCCTCGATGCCCTGCGCGCGGAACGCGAGGACGAGCGCCTCGGCGTGCGCCACGTCGCGCGCGAACACGAAGGTCCGCTCGCCGGGCGTGCGGCTCATGTGTGCCGCGACGGGGTCCATGCTGAGATCCTTCTGCCGGCTCATCGGCCGGTAGGTCTCGCAGGGGACGAGGATGCCGGCGGCTTGGAGCTTCCGCACCGAGCTCACCTGCACCATCGCGTCGAAGATGCCGCCGCTTCGCTTGCCGAGCGGACGCTTGTCGCCGCGCTCGGGCGTCGCGGTGAGCCCCAGGATCGCGCAGCCCTGCGCCTGGTAGTGGTCGATGATCTCGCGGTAGGTCTCAGCCTCGCCGTGATGAGCTTCGTCGAGGATGAGCACCTTGGCCGGCGGCAGGCCGCGCGCTTTGCGCTTCGCCAGCGTCGCGAGCGAGCAGACTTGGACCGGCGCGTTCATCGTGGGGCGATCGCCCGCCACGATGCCCACGCGGGGCACGCCCTCTTGCAGCAGCCGGTTGCGGGCCTGGTCGAGCAGCTCCTCGCGGTGTGCCGCCCAGACCACCGGGTGACCCTTGCGCTGCGCGCCGAGCACAAACGCGGCGCCGACGGTGGTCTTGCCCCCGCCGGTGGCGAGAGCGACGACGACGGCGCGCGCGCCAGCGCGGTACGCCTCGCGCGTGCGCTCGTATGCCTCCACCTGGTGCGCCCACGGATCGTCTTTCCCCGGCCAGCTGCTCACATCGACCTCACTCGCCCCCGCTCAGCGTGAGCAGGTTCAAGAGCCTCGCGACCGCCGCTGCATCGGCGCCTATGTCGCGCGCTGGCGCCCCACGGAGACGCGGGGGCAGCATCCGCGCGAAGGCCATGGCATCACGGCGACGCTCAGCCACGGCCTCAGGAGCGTCCCAGCCACGACCGCGAGGCCGACGCGGGAGCCAAGGGCAGGCGCCCGGCGCGGGCAGCTCGAGCGTGGAGGAGCGACACGCCGCCGTCTCGGGGCCGCTGCTCCACGTCGAGGGCATGGATCAGTGCGCCTGCGCCGGGTCGTAATCGTCGGCCACGATGCCGGTATCCGCGGGCGGCGCCGCGGGCAGCCTCGTCGCGATGCGGACCTTGCCGTCTTCGGCCTCCTCGATCCGCCCCTCGTCGAGGGCGAGCTTGACCGCGGAGGCGCGCTCGTCCGGGGTGCTCTCCGGCGCGCCCTTGGCGAGTTGCGCGAGGAGCGACTTCACCTCGCGCGGCTTGGCGCAGAGGGTCGCGATGCCCTCTGCGAGCTTGGCGGCCCGGGACGCGGGCGCCGCGACCTTTGCCCGCCGCTTCTGCTCCTCCTCGGCGCGCTTCTGCTCGCCGCGGATCTCCTGCTCGGTCGCGGACCGGTCGCCCACCGTCTCGCTCGTATCGAGCCGGATGGTGAGCACGACCGCTCCTACGATCTCCTCGCGGCACTCGACCTTGCGCGGCTCCTCACCCTTCTCGGCCGCCAGCGCTGCGCAGCGGGCCGTGGTGATGATCGTCGACTTGTCGGCCTCCATCGTGCCGATCTCGGCCTTATGCGCGGCCTTCTTCTCGGCGATGGCCTGCTCCTGCCTCGCCAGTGCGGGCCACGCGCGGGCGGCCTGCTGCGCGCGGAGGCGCCGCTCCTCCTCGCTCAGCCTGACGGGGTGCTCCTCGAAAAACGTCTCGGTCCTCATGATCTCGATCCTCTCTACCGGCCGCAGCCGGCGCAACTTCACTGCGCCTCCCAGCGGAGCTTGCGCTGCGTCGGCGCTGTGTCGACGCGCGGACGTCCGGCGCGCGACCATGAACCGCCGCCCGCCTCGCCGATGAGGCGCCAGCCGGCGCCGCGGAGGCTGGCGCCCGCTTCCTCGGGCAACGTGTAGGTCACGAGGCGGCGGCCGCCGAGTGCCCGCCAGGCCCGCCAGGCGGCGGCGTAGAGCATGCTGCACGCGTTGCGCTGCCCCGTCGTCGCGAGCCTCACCACCTCGGCGGTGAAGCCGTCCTGGAGCTCGCGGGCCATCGGGCGGCCCACGATGCAGACGCCCACGATCGCAACGCCGTCGCTCGCTCCGATGCAGAACAGGCAACCGCGGGCCGGCGGGTGGTGCCGATGGTGCTCGGCGACGAAGCCGTTGGCCTCGCGGAGCGGGATGCCGGGGACGAGGGAGAGGCTCACGTCAGCGCTCCGTCCCCGGGATCACGAACTGGCGCGCCGACCCCCCCCACACCTCGACGCGGACCGCGAGCGGCCCCGCGCGCCGCTCCTGCGCCACGCAGAACGCGATCGACGGCTCGTTGTCCTTCACCCCGATGACCTCGGCCATCCGATCGCGGATGCGCTTGAAGGCGCTGCCCAGATTGTCATCGTCGAGCCTCGAAGCGCCCAGGCGCGTCAGGCGCACGCACCAGGGTCCGCTCGGGATCGGCTGCGCGACCAGCGCCTCGGTGAGCGCGGCCTCGAGCGCACGATCCTGCGCCTTCTTCCGGTTCGTCGCGGTCCAGAACCCGCGCTCGTTGGCCTCGCTCCGCGTCTTCGTCTCGAACTCGACACGCAACGAGGGCGCGCCCGTCGGCTCCGCGGGCCCGCCGTTCCACACGCGAGGCCACGGCGGGATCGTGGTCGGGGCTCGGGCAGCCCGGCGCGTCACGACCACGCCTCAGCAGGCTGGCGCCGGTAGCTCGGGCCGACCCACAGCGGCGAGCGAGCACGCCAGCTCGCGAGCGTCGTCCGCCAGGAGAGCGAGGGGTGGAGCGCGGGCGACAGGTAGAGCAGCGAGAGCGTGGTGACGGCGAGCGGGCCGAGGTCGAGGGCGGACGCCGCCGCCGCGAGGGCGTCCGCCGCGTACCCGTAGCGAACGTGGACGGTGGCGGAGCGCAGCAACCGGAGCCAGCGCAACTCGGTCACCACCTCGACAGCGAGCAGCTCGACGCGCTCCTGACCGGAGCCGTCGGCGAGCAGCCACCAGCCGAGGCGCGGAGCGTGCTCGACGGCGATCACGCTGCCCTCACGATCTGCGCGCCACGCGCGAGGTGTCCACGGTCACGACCACGGCATCCGGCGCCGCCTCGCCCGGTGGTCCGCCTCGCCCGCCCAACCCATCCGCCATCCCGAGGGGGCGCGAGGAGCCCGTGGTGCGCCCACGCGGCGGATGCCTCCGGGTGCTCGAGCACGCCACCATGGGCGCGTACAGCCGCGAGCGCAGCCGGAAAGCATCCGCCGTCATCGCCCTTCACCTTCTGGCGCTCGGTGCCGTGGAGCATCGGACCGCCGCCCCAGTACCGCCCCCACCGCGCACACGGCGGATGCGCCACCACGGGCCACGGGCCGGCGTACAGGCGGGCGTCGCGCGTCTCGTCCCACGGGTCGACGTCGTGGAGGCCATAGTAGGCGCCCCAGCGCTCGACATAGAGGGCGGCGATCACGGCACGCCAGCCGGCGACGGCTCGCCGCGGAGAAGAGCTTCGGGCGTGAGCCGGACCGCGCGCGCAAGCAGCTCGACCGTCGCGGCGCTCACCTGGCCCGTCGTGCGAGCGCGCAGCAGCGTGGTCGGACCGAGCGGCTGGCCGGTGTCGTCCCGGACGCCGAGCGCGGCGGACAGGGCCGCGTCGCTCCCGTGGACTGCATGCAGAGCGGCCGCCACCCTTGCCACGCGACGGGCCTGCGGGAGCGACAGAGGCCGGGGGCCGGGTCGAGCCCGACCACGACGTTTCGGGGATGCCATCCCGTCCAGATACGTCGTGGTCGCTCGCCTGGCAAGAGACTTCGGAATTGTCTAATGAAGCTCAATACATAGGAGATTCGTCGCCCAACTTCGGAATTGTCGTTGACCTCCATCCGCCCGGCGCGTATGCTGAGACCCATGAGCAATCAGACCATCGAGATCCGCCAGCGCCTCTTCGGATGGTTCGTCCCCACGATCGCGTTTTCCGCTTTCGGTCGCGCGTGGGTGAGCGATGGCTGCGCGGCTGTCGCGGTCGACGTGGCCCCCGCGGGCCTCGGTCCTCCGCCCTGCGACGGCGAGGCCACGCTCCGCCGGGGGCTGCCGGCCGAGCATGAGCCCGCGGCCACGCCGACGGCCGCGCCTGGTGGCCGCGCGCGCCTCGACGGCGTGTCGTTCGGCGCGCACTACCTCACGCTGTGCGAGGCGGCGCACCCCGGTCTCGTGTGGAGACTCGGCGAGCGCCAGACCGACCGCGGCGCCGTTCTGACGACGGCCAGCGGTTTCGTCGGCGAGGATCTGGTCGCGCAGGTCATGTGCCGGCGCGAGAGCACGCGTGACGCGAGCGACGACATCTCGCCGCGCTGCCCGACGTGCGAAGGCGCCGGCAGAAGACAGGTCTGCCCGACGTGCCGCGGCAGTGGCGAGTGCCAGTGCGCGACGTGCGAGTGCCACCACGACTGTGGGACGTGCGGTGCCATGGGCCGCGTCGAGCAATGCGCATCCTGCGGTGCCACGGGCCGGTGGATGGCGGGAGGTGGCTCGTGAGCGCTCTCCTCGTCGAGCCCCCTCCTGGTGGCGGATGGTCGCCTCCGCCGACCCGCGGCCGGCACTGCCTCGGCGGCTGCAACGGACGTCGCGGTGGAGCGGTAGATCCTCGCGCCGACTTCCCCGCGAAGCACGAGCCGTGGAGATGCCGCCGCTTCTACTGCGTGGGCTGCCGCCGGTGGGTGCCCGAGTGCCAGGGAGCGAGCGACGAGACGCCGCATCTCTGCGACAATTGCGCGCCTACCCGCCTCGCCGCCGCCAAGCTCGCGGCCGACGCTGCCATGCGGGGCGAGTCGTGAGCGGCGATGAAGGGATGAGGGCTCGCAACGCGGGCAAGGATGCCGTCAAGGCCCGGACCGTGTGGGCCGCTGTGACCGCCTGGACTATGGCGATGGCGCGCCAGGTAGCGCCGAGCGTGCGGGACTTCACCATCGTGACCCGCAGCAACGACGGCACGGTGACGGTCGGCAAGAGCTACACGGACCGCCGCGTCGCGTTCGCTCAGCGCACCCGCCTGGAGAACGCGGCGGGGTGCAACGTCTACGTGGTCACGCTCGCCGACGGACGCTTGAAGGTCTTCACCGGACCGAAGGCGCGGCCCCTCGCGATCCAGGTGTCGCCGTGATCCTCATGACGAACCTCGCCGCTGTCTCTCACCACGAGACCACCGCCAAGGCGTCGCGCCAGGCGCACGCTCGCGGCATCGTCCACCGCGATCTCAAGCCGGCGAACCTCTTCCTCGCCGAGCGGCCGAACGGGCCGCCCGTCGTCAAGGACGCCACCGCGGCAGGCTCGTCGAAGACGCCTCGTGGCGGCCGGAGGATCGCGTGAGCCGCCCGTGGTCCGAGCCCGACGCCGCTGCCCTCGCCCGCGCCGCCGAGCGCGTGTGCGACCGCTACGCTGAGGCCCACGAGGTGGCGCTGCGCGTCGCCGCCGAGGGGCTCGATCCGTCGGGCGCTGCCCACCGCGTCCGCGTCGTGCGCGCAGAACTGCTCGGCGCACTCACGGCCGTGAGCGACGCCATCGAGCCCGGGCATGGCCGATGGGGAGCGCGAGCCCTCCTGGCGAACGCCGGCATCGTCGACGCCGACGCGTGGGCCGGCGAGCTGCTCGCGCTCGCCCAAGGCGTCGAGGACGAGGCGCGCACGACGGAGCCGGGCGCGGAGCCGGGCGAGAGCCTCGACGCCGCGACGACCGCTGACCGCGACGTCGACGAGGCCGCTCAGGACGACCGCGACGCCCTCACCTGGGATGCGCGCGTCGACGAGATGGCTGCGCGCGTCCTCGCCGGCGAGGAGCCGGTATGAGCCTCGGCGTCACCCACGAAGCGGCCACGCTGCTCCGCGCCGCCCGCGATCGCATCGCCACGCCGGAGCGCTGGACGCAGGGCGCGATCTTCCGAGCCTCCGATGGGATGAGCCTCGGCGGCTCGCCCAATGGCCCCTCCTGCATGTGCGTGGACGGTGCGCTCTACCTTTCCGGCAACACCGCGCAGCGGCTCGGTAGCGGCGCCTCGCTCTGCCTGTCGATGGCGGCGAGGGCGCGCGGCTTCGAGACCGCGAGCAAGTTCAACGACGCGGCGGGCCGCACCCACGGCGAGGTGCTCGCCCTGCTCGACGAGGCCGCAGCGCTCGCGGAGTCGCTGGCAGGAGCGCCGACGTGAGCACCCTCCTCGTCCACGGCATCTGGCTCTGGGGCGTGCTCCTCGGCCGCCCCTCGCGCGAGGCGAGCGACGCCGAGGCTGCGCGCGCGGGCGAGGCGGCTGCCGAGCGGCTGCCCGCGCTCGTCGCGGCTCTCGCCGGTGGACACGACCATGCCGTGGTCGTGAGCGAGGCCGCCGGGCGCCCGTGGCGGCGCGACC